GGTTGAGTTGAGCGTGGAAATCCAGTCGCTCGAATTTGCCAAGATCAGAAACAGGCTGTACTTGGTCGCCTGGACAATCGAAGCCACAGGCGGAGAGCCGGCGAGGTTGCCGAACGTGGTTCCATTGTAAGTGTAAGGCGTATTGACGCCATTCACTGCGACAATGACTCCGGCGTACTCATCGAAGCGCCACCGGCCACTTGTCGCCGTGGGAGTCAGTAGGGAGTCCGCGAAGCTCGTTGTGTTGTTGAGGAAATAGAGCTTGTTGGATATTCCAGCGAGAATTACAAGCTGCCCGCCGATCGTCGTGCCATAGGCTCCGACACATTCAGCCGGGAGAGCATTGATCGTGTACTTGGTAAGGCGCGGGTAGCTCCGGTATCCCTTCGCCGTGGGAACCATGTTGGTCATGTCGAGCAGGATACCTGGCACGGTAGGGTCAACGTCCGGAGCAAAATCCTGAAACCGGATCTTGCCCTGAACCTGCGGCACGCCCTCTTGAAGTGCTTCGAAAGCCATTATGGATAATAGGGCTTGGTGTAGAGTCCGCCGCTGATACGAATCGTTTTCGAAGTAATCTCGTTCTCTTCAATCTCGACGTTCTGCGCGTGCTGGTCGGCTTTCATCGGCCGGTTGATCTTTCGCCGGCAGATGTGCTCGCATACGCTTTCGATGATCAGGATTTGCGCCTCAGTCGTCCAAAAGCTCACTTCGCTGTCCGATGAAGGAGCAGCGGGAGGCTTGTCCATTGTGAACTCGAGCTGATAAGTGGCGTTTGGAACCGGGTAAATGCGCGCCGCCATGTTGCCCGTACTTGGGTTTTGATAGAGCGCGTACTGACTCGGCACCGATTGCAGAGGGGGATTCAGCACGTCGACGCTAAGGATGTTCTCATACGAAGAGGGTTTGCCGTTCCCGAGGGGGAGCCACAAACCGTTATAGAGAAACCGTAGAAAGTTGATGCTCTGCCAACCGGAGGGCAAATCGACGAAGGGCTCGCCGGCAGTCGTGCTCTTGGTTGTGTCGGTGAACTGAGACGAATAAAAGAGCGTGCGCGAATAATGCAGCACGCGGTCTTTTACAAATTGATGAACAACGGAGGAATCGCTGAGCGGTGAAGTGTCGAGATCGTCACGGTTGAGCTGATCAACTATCCGCTGGCGGAGTTGCAGGTACGTTAGATCCGTAACATCCGACATTCATAACTCCGCTCTTTATCGGGGATGGGGATGACTTGATTTTTCGCCCTTGAGTTGGCGCTGTTCTGATAAACCAATCGCGATAGCCTGTTTCCTCGAAGTGACGGTTGGGCCGGATTTAGAACCTGAATGTAGTTTCCGGTCCCTGAACTCCTTCATCACCCCTTGCATGTCTTTCGGCATATAAAGAAAACGCCCGCGCAGGTCGGAGGAGGGCCCGCGCGAGCGCACCGCGGCTAGTTACTTAACCTTTGTTGGCGCCGGCCTGATCGACATCCGCGCCGTAGCCGACTTCCATCGGCCACCTTCGCTCATGTCGCGGCTTTGCCCGCCAGTCGTCATCTCACTAGCGATAGTGAAACCGTTGGCGTCTTTGTCTCTCTGGCTCATATCGTCGCCAGAAGCTTTGTCTTTTGCCATAGGATTTAATACTCCTCTTCCGGGGATTCGCCTCTAACGCATCCCTCGCTTATTCGGAACTCTCGCGATGCCTTCTCTCTCGCATCCTCGCGTTTTGCCGCATCCGCTTGCGCCTTCGCCACTTCGTCGTAATACGACTTCATGTAATCAGGCATGGGCGGTTGCGGCTCGGGCGGTGCTACGAGATCGTCGAGATCGCTTTCGTCCGTGTATCTTCGAACGTCCATTCGACCGGTCCTTTTTACAGAACGGTTGCAGAACCGATGTTGTGGTAACGAATGCTGCCCCTGATCGAGACGCTGGTTGCGCCAGTCGCCGGAGCGGTGTTGCACTTCAAAATGAAGTCCTTGTCCGCCGTGTACTTGACCGGCAAGGAAGCAGCGACGAAACCGGTGCAGCCCGGAATCAAGAGCGCTGGGGCCTGACCGAGAGTGCTCGCGGAGACGAACTTCGCGGCCGTATCGGTATCACCGAGATCGGCTTTCCAAGTCGGGGTACCGTTGGTGTCCAGGTCGGGAAGATCGATGTAGAAGCCATCGAGAATCAAGCCGGAACCGGCTTTCATTGCGACAAGCTTCACGGTGTCGTTGATTACGAACGCGACCGAGACGGTGAACAGAAAATCGCGAACCATCTCAATTCCAGCAAACGGGCTGGCTGTGAACGGCTGCGCGTAGTTATCGGCTTTATAAGCAGTTGCCATGTTTCAGTTACTCCTTAATCTCTGCCGGCTTAGGCAGCCCAAGACGAAACAACAATCGTTGCGTAATCCTGGCTGATGAAACGGGTTTTCTTGATTCCGTAAACCATGCCCGCGGTGACACGAAGTTGGTTCCCCGCGTCGAGTAACTCTTCATACCATTTGACCTTGAGGGCTTTTCCGCCGACATTTTCCGCACCGCCGAAAGCAACAGCCGCGGCTTGTGCGCCGACGAAAACCGCACGCGCAACGCTGGTCGTGCCGGTTGCCGCTGCGCCGAGGGAGGTCGGGGCCGCAACGGTCGTTTGCTGAACCGGGTCATAGATCAGGTTTTGGCTGTTGTCTCCGTAAGGAACGTGGGCGTCCTGGTGCATGATGACGTTATCGACCATTCCGATAGCGCCCGAGAAAATCGGGTTTCCGGTGATCTGTCCGCCAGTCATCGCGGCCTTTTGAATGTCGAACCAGCTACCTGCCGAAGTGCTCTGCTTGAGCGCCTTCACCTGCAACGGGTGCAAGAACAAAACGCCGTCGACCTGCACGCCCTTCAGCACAACAGGCTTGATTGGGAAAGTGAGCGTGCCCTGAGCCTTTGCTACAAGCGCGGGGATAAGCGAGATGTCGAACACGTTCGAAGAGGTCAAAGCCGCTTCGTTGGCAACGCTACCGGCAAACATCCAGTGAGATGAATCCGGAGCAATCGCCGCGTTTAGGCCAGTATAGGACACGTCTGTTTGCGCAGTGTTTCCGGCTAGTTGGTTGAGGAGACCAACGTCGATCGTCTCTTTCCACCAATTTGCCAAAGTCACTTTTGCACTGTCGCGCATCGAGTAAGGAACGCGCTGTTGCGACATGCGGCCTTTGAGCAGTTCGGCCTGACGCTGTTGGTTGATGACGAAAGAGTCCTGAAGCGCGGACCAACCGACTTCGTGACCGGCAATCGGGTTATCACCCAAAACGCCGGGACCGGTGATATTCGGAACGAGATCGTACTTAACGGTATCGCCCGGACCTTTGGAGGTCTCATCGAAAAGCTGAACGAAGTTTTGTTCCGAGTCGGCGGAGAGCCCCAAAGCCATCAACTTTGCGGCGGTCGTCGATCGGATCGCGTGAGAGAAAAGACGTTTGGAATAAATTACGACGGCTGTTGCGTCGTTCGCTGGAACTAGAATTTCTGCCATTTCGTGACTCCTGTGCTCGTTTGAGCAGGTTGTTTTTTTGGCTTTGCTGTTGAGGTACAGCAGCCGAAAACGACCACCCGGCAGCTTCCGGGTCAGGAACCACTCTCGGTAGGTTCGGCACCTGGACTAGATTTTGAATCGCTCTCCAGCTCGAGCGCGGGATCGGTTTAGCGCCTCCAGCTCGGCGTGTGGAGTTTCCGAGACCCCACAAGAAACGTGACATTGTTATAAACCGTATAACGTAAAGCGTCAAGCGGCTTGTGTGTAAATTTCCTACAGGCAACAAAAAAGCCGCCCATTTCTGAGCGGCTTTAATGCGACCTGCGGCGACTGTACAGATTGCCCTATGTCTTGGCGGGCCGCTTGGCAGGGACGTTTAGCTCTCTCATCTCAACAATCGACTTGCGCGGAATAGTCAACTGACAAATAAAGAAGCCATCATCGCTGACGCTGCTCGTTACCGTCACGAGATTTTTGTCTTGATGGAGACAGAGCCCTACTGTCTCGCAGATACAGATGGTTTTATTAGTGCTGTCCCTCCAGCCCTCAGACCGAGCCGAGTCTTCCCACTTGATATAAACGAGCGGCAACTGATGAGATGTCCAGAGGCTCATTTACTTTTTCGGTTCGGCTGGCTTCTTCAGCGTCGTAGACTCATCTTCCTGTTACCTCTCTCGCCACCTCTCCCATCACCCCCGTACCTGGAAACAAATCAACAACCTCATCTCCCTGCTGCACATTAAGTAGCTCCAATATCCACTTACAGACTCTCTGAGGCTTAGCCCCAGTAAGGCCCTTTCGCAGCGTAATAGGCTCCACAATGAAATCCTTCGGAGTGAGTTGCTTACCACCTCGTTCTGGTGCTGGTGGTTTGCTATTCCTGCCTCCTCGGAAGATTACCGGCTCCCAGGCATAACAGGGACGAACACCTTTTTTGAAAGCACAAAAAGACTTAGCCCAAGCTCCAATCCGTATATCACTAGGACATAATGGAAGGATGTGAGGTAGCGATGGTGAGGATGCACTCATCGCCCAGCCATCAGGGAACTCTGTAGTTAATTGCTCAATCAATTCTTTATGCCTGTCGATCCTATCCCAATCTGCTGCTTGTGGATGATGCTTTGCGTAGAGCTTTCGGCCTTGCTTGAAATATGGTGGATCAGCGTAAGCTACCTTCATCTCACAACCTCACTCTCCCCAACACCGCCTCAGCAAGAGCCTCTATCTCTCCCCGCGTAGACTTCCTTCGGATTCTACTTTTTCGGTTCGGCGGGCTTCTTCAATGCTTCGATCTGTGACTGTAAATCCGCAATGAGCGCCCTCGCGCGGGCGAGATCCTGCTCTGCCACGGTTCGGCTTTGCGCCATTTGGACGGCGTACTGGCCGGTGACAGCGAGATCAGACCGGCAAGATACCAGCGGGTCGGGAGTGGCCGGAGCTTCGGCGGCGAATCCGGTCGTTGACAGTAACGCTGCGCATATGGTAAAGACTACGACTTTGCTCCTCATTTCAATCCTCCAATCTGCTGAACCAATTTGGATCGTTCTTGTCTTTCTCGGCAATCAGCGCGTCCATTTCCGCATCTGGCATCTGAAGCAACTCAGCGCGGCTAGTCACTTTTTTGGGGCCGGGTGCCGTGTTGCCGTTCATGTTGGTGATAGTCTGCGCAAATGGCTTCTGGCGTGTGGCTTGCTCTTTGGCGGCTTGGACTTTCTCTTGAGCTGAAGGCGCCGCTTTCTCTGTGGCGGCTGCGGCCGGCTTCTCCGGTTCTGGTGCCCGGTATCCCATCTTGTCTGCAAGGTCGGACACGGTTTGGGCGATGTTCTTTCCTCTGCGCCGAGCCTGCTCAATGAGCTGCCTTCGTTCGGCATGGATAGCGATTTGAAACGCTATCTCCTTGGCTGCTTCGCGAATATCGCCCGAGTCTTCCGGGTCTCTGCCGGTTTCCCGCGCGTGCTGCGCAACGAGTTCGGGCTGCTTCTCAATCCAGTCATCCGCTCCTGCGTCCAAGAGCCCC